ATCAATGCATGGTCAAAGAGCATTTTATAATGAACGATGCGAAAAATTTCTTGCTGATAAAGGTGTTAATTATTCACACCATTTAGAAGACAAAGATTACGAAGATTATTATGAAATCGATAAGGCTGGTGATATTGATTTTAATTATTACGCACCAGCAAAAACGCTGTATAAGTATGTGCATTTTTTAAAACGTAATGCTAAAGATTATGGATTTACTAAAGTGACTATTAATTACAGTGCTTTAACTAGGTGTTTTGGTGATGATGAAATTGGTACTATCGATACTGAAAGATATTATTCTTCAACAGCTATGTTAAGTTTTACAATAACTTGGGAGCAATTTCGTAAATGGGTCGCTGAAGCAGACAGGTTTGAAAAAGCCAAAATAGAAAATGGGCATGTTACTCATAATGCTGTGCACGAGATACGTGTTCATAGTAGTTCTGATTGGATAAATATTTATATTAATTAAATGAATATTATTTTTATAAAGTCCTTTACTTTTATTGCAGAATAGTGCATCATAACTGTATTAATTAACCAAACGGAGAAAAATATGGAAACTTTTAAAACTATTAACAACATAGACTGTTACGGAAAATTCGACAGAGAAGAGTGTTTCTCAGTTAGCTACAATCTACCTAACGGAGAAGGTGTTGAGGACTATGTAGAAATAAATAATTGCAGAAACTGGACTCAGTTAATTAAAGAGTTAGAAATAACTTTAAGAGGCTGTGAAATTTTAGAAATTACTTGTGAGGGCTAAATAATTATGGAAAAAATTACATTACCAAATCAATACGATAGCGAAGGTGTTCAAATGCCACATAAAGACTATGGCTATTCTTCCCACGTTTATAAATATAAAAACTATGTTCTGTTTCCACAACCTAGTTATGTTGGATTTAAGCATTTCTATTTAATAAAAAACCCAGAAGGATTTATACTTAATCCATTCAATGATCTATCTACTTGTAATAGAGATTTTTATCAGAGTTGGATTGACTTTTTAGACAATCGCTACGTTCTTAGTAATCTAAAAAGGTGTAAAGAATTTATTGATGCACATACTCAAAATAATAGCTAATTCTCTCCAACGAAATATGAAATTTAAATGGCTCCCGAAGGAGCCATTTTTTATTGGGTTATTGTGTATATATAGGTGAATGGATTTTTATTTTTACTTTGTAGAAAAACTCTGAAATGTCTAATAGGGTAATAGGATATTGTCGAAAGACTGTTGTAAAGCTGATTGTAGCGTATTAGACAATCATATTGGGTGACTATTGACTGTATAAGCTAATATGGGAGCAATATGGTAATGCTTTACGATAGCAAGAGTAGAGGTTATGATTAATTAGATTTAACGTTGTGTGATCCTTATATAAGCACAAAGTGAGTAAAACACAGTATGGCTAAAACTACGAAAGAGAAAAAACTTACACCCAAACAAGAAAAGTTCGCACAAGCTGTAGCATCGGGAACCAGCTTAACGGAGGCAGCCATGCGAGCAGGTTATTCACACAAGAATGCTGGGCGTGCAGGCACATTCCTAATGAATAATGAGCCTCTTGTGCAACGCAGAGTCCAAGAGTTACAGAACAGGGGAGCAGCAAGGGCAACACTAACATTGTCAAACCACTTAGAGAATCTAGAACGATTGCGAGACGCAGCAGTCGAGAACAATGCTTATGGGGCAGCAGTTACTGCAGAAATAAATCGAGGCAAAGCAGCAGGATTATATGTAGATCGCAAAGAATTTACAGTCAACAAAAATAATGACCTTACAAAGTTGGAGATTATTAAACGAATACAAGAACTTCACCAACAGTCAGGAGGGATTTTGCCTAGAGCCAAGTACACGATTGAAGGTGAGTCAGAGTCTGTCGCCTCCGAGCCTCTTGATAATATTCGAGAAGTATAAATGCAGAAGTATTATTCGCAACAGTCTAGGATTCTTTTCTCCAGTGTTTTTAGTATCATTGCCTCCAGAATCATTGACCCCCCTCTGCAAAAAGCAGTGCATAAAATAATACTGCGTTGGTTCACAATCCTTATGCACCAAAAATTTTGCAGCAAATTTTTTAAATGAACGACGAACTAGAGCATATACCCCAAGAACTCCTAGAGGAACACCTCGAACTATCGGAACGTCTCGCGGAACTCCAGAAAAAAGAAGAACTACAAACAAATTTTTTGCAGTTTGTAAAGAGTATGTGGTCAGATTTTATCGAGAACGAGCACCATAGAATAATGGCAAGAGCTTTTGATCGTATAGCGACAGGCGATCTTAAACGGTTAATTATCAATATGCCACCACGTCACACTAAATCAGAGTTTGCCTCTTATTTATTTCCAGCATATCTTGTTGGTAAAAATCCTGGACTCAAGATTATTCAAGCAACACACACTGCAGATCTAGCTGTACGTTTTGGTAGAAAAATACGTGATTTAGTTGATACAAAAGATTATAGAGAAATATTCCCGAATGTAGAATTAAATCCAGAAAGTAAAGCAGCAGGTCGTTGGGAAACACGTACAATCGACGGTAAACTAAACGGCGAATACTTTGCAGCTGGTGTCGGTGGTGCATTAGCTGGTCGTGGTGCGGATCTTTTTATTATTGATGATCCACACTCAGAACAAGATGCCATGAGTCAAACTGCTCTTGACGATGCGTATGAGTGGTATATGACAGGTCCTCGACAACGTTTACAACCTGGAGGTGCAATCGTTATGGTTATGACGCGTTGGTCTAAACGAGATTTGACTGGTCGAGTTGTAAAAAAGATGATGGAAACAGAAGCTGCAGACCAATGGGAAATAATAGAATTACCTGCTATACTACCAAGTGGTAAACCTTTATGGGAATCTTATTGGCCATTAAATGAATTAGAAAAAATAAAAGCCTCTATATCCCCATCTAAATGGGCAGCAGAATATTTACAAAACCCTACTGGTGAAGGAGCCTCTATTATAAATAAAGATTGGTTTAAAATATGGGATAAAGATTCACCACCACAAGTAGATTATGTAATACAAAGTTACGACACGGCTTTTTTGAAAACTGAAAGGGCGGATTTTTCTGCTATAACTACTTGGGGAGTGTTTTATCCAGAAGGGAAACATGGAGAAGATCTATATGCTGGTGACGAAGCACATATTATTCTTTTAGATTGTATTCGCGAGAGGCTTTCTTTCCCTGAATTAAAACAAAAAGCTCTTGAACAATACCGTGAATGGGAACCTGAATCAGTAATTATAGAAGGTAAAGCCTCAGGAACTCCTTTAACGCAAGAACTGCGCAGTATTGGCATACCTGTACAAACTTTTAACCCAAGTAGAGGACAAGATAAAATTGCAAGATTAAATGCTTGTACTCCGTTATTTAGTAGTGGTTATGTATGGGTGCCTGAAACTAGATGGGCAGAAGAATTAGTTGATGAAGTTACTGATTTCCCTAACGGCGAACACGATGATTTAGTAGATAGTACGACACAAGCTCTTATGCGATTTAGACAAGGTGGTTTTGTTAAATTAGATTCTGATTTTGAAGATGAACCTGTGTATAGACGCAAACGAGTTTACTATTGAGGTCGTTTTAAAGTATCATACAACACATGGCAATAGAAAAATCAAAAGCACTTGAACCTAACGCTGAAGAAGTGCAAATAGAGTTGCCTGTATCAGAAGATACTACTCCTCCAAATATTATAATCGAAGGTCAAGAAACCGCAATAGAAATAGTACCAGATACAGGTACGGACTTTAATCAAAACTTAGCTGAAATAATATCAGAAGATGATTTAGGTACTTTAAGTAGTGGCTTAATAGATGATTACGAAGATGATGAAGATTCACGTAAAGAATGGCTAGAAACTTTTTCTAAAGGTTTAGAACTTCTTGGTATTAAAACTGATGATAGAAGCGAACCATTTCCTGGAGCAAGTGGAGTACATCACCCTTTACTATCAGAATCTGTAGCACAATTTCAAGCACAAGCGTATAGAGAACTCTTACCTGCTGATGGACCAGTAAAAACACAAATACTTGGTGACGCAAATAACGAAAAAGAAAAACAAGCACAACGTGTAAAAGAATTTATGAATTATCAAATCACGTATAACATGGAAGAATACGATCCTGAACTAGATCAACTCTTATTTTATCTACCTTTATCTGGTTCAGCATTTAAAAAAGTATATTATGATCCTGCAAAAGCAAGAGCTGTAAGTAATTTTATTATGGCAGAAGATTTTGTTGTACCATATTCTACTAACGATCTTTTAGATTGTTCAAGAGCTACCCATGTTATTCAAATGTCTGAAAACATGATAAGAAAAATGCAACAAGCAGGTATTTATCGTAATATAGATGTTGGTTCACCTGAATACGGTACAGATTATGATGGTGTAAAAGAAAAAATCGACGATATTACTGGTTTATCTCGTCCTGCTAAGTCAGAAACGTATTCAATACTAGAAATGCATGTAGATTTAGACCTTGAAGGGTTTGAAGACACTATAG